CAAAAAAATAGGTCCCCGAAAGGACCTATTTTTAATTGTTATATTACAGTTTGATTTAGCTAAACTGAAGTTGAGCACTTGTAACAGCAACAGTACCAAGGTAATCAGCTGCGTTACCAAGTGAAGAAGCTGTATTAGTTAATTCAACATAACCATAACGTGTCATGAAGCTAACTACTGGTTCGAATGTAGCTGGGTCAAGTACAACACCACTGCTCATTAATGGAATATATGGGCAGTAAAACGCTGCTGCGTCAGACTCTGTAGAACCTTTGTAACCAACAAGAACATCATCGTTCTGGCTGTATGTGTTAACATAAACTTTCATTGCACTGTTAAGAGTACCAACAAACTTTGTGTTTGTAGGAGCTTCAAAAGTACCTTCAGTTGTACGTGCAAATGCACTAGTAGTAGCTGACTGAAGAACTGTAAGCATTGTTGGGGAAACAACAGCCCAGTTACCAGCGCCACGACGTGTACGTTGTGCGATGCGGTTAGCAACGCGGTTAATCATAACTGCTAATGCAGCATGTTCGTCACCAACAAATGTAGCTGTACCAGAAACAGATGATTGGTCGTATGTTTCTTGGTTTTGTGTACCAGCCAAAGAAGCCAAAGAAGAAAGAACTTCTTGATCAATTTCAGCAGTAATCTCTTGTGCAAGAGCTGCCATAATTTCTGCTTCAATATCAATACCTTGTTGCGCTTCAGCATCTTGAGCAGCTTCAAAAGTCCAACGTGCGCTCAATTTACGTGTTTTAGCTTCAACAGTTTGCTTCAAGATTTGGATAGAAAGTTTATTTCCTGCTTTACCTTCAAGTGCCGCTGTTGCATCAGCTTTTCCAGCGCCACTGCCTGAATATGCTTCAGCAATTTTGAATGGGCTTAATGCTTCTTCACCAGCTTGTGCTCCATTTGCTGTGTCTGAATAACGAACACGCAATGTATGGATCTGACCAACTGGACCAGTCATAGGTTGTACACCAACTAATTCGTTAGCAATAACGGTTGGCATAACACGACGAATAACAGGTAAAATAACTCTGTTAAGTGTTGCAACGTTTCCTGCGGAAGTTGCTCCTATGCTAGCAGACTCAGACAAATACTTACGGGTATTTTCAAGAGTTGCTGCCATAACAGAACGCTTGTTACCCTGTAGACCTTCTAACAGAGCGCCTTTAGTTTCTGACCAGCGTGATTCTAGTAATTGTGACATAATAATCTCCTTAGTTTTTTAATCCCGCAAGCCTGCGGATGTCAACGATATCGGCAGTCTTATCGCTGCCTGCGATTTTTTGGGTTTTTTGATTCCCGGTTACTACTTTGCTTTCAACTAACGATTTTTTCTTTGGCGCATTGCCATCTAAAACCGCAGGTAAATATTTTTCAAAAGCTACGTGTAAACCTTTAGTTTGTACTGATTCTAAAAGCTGACTCATTACTGAACGCTTATCTCCGCTTAGTGGGCCTAGCAATTCACTCATAACTTCCTTGCGTTGGCTTGCTTCACGTAGTTTTACAATTTCAGCATTTTTGCTTTTGACTATTTTCTTTGTTTCTACAACAATTTTTGCCGAGTCAACTAATTTTAAATCTTTTTCTGCTACAACTTTTAACAATTTAGCAGCTTCTGATTTTTCATTTAAGTGACTTGCAGCATACTCACTAGCAAAACTTTCAAATAACCTACGACCAAAATCATTCTTTCTTGCTGCGTCAATATCTTCTTTCAGCTGTGTCATTTCAGAACGTAATCCTTTGGATACTGTTTCCTGAATTAACTTAGCTGACTTAGAAATAAATTCTTTCTTGATTGTTTCAAATTTAGCTTTGCTATCACGTACAAGACGTACTTTAGTTTCTGCTAAGTCTGCTTTATCAGAGTGGAATTCTGCGATTTCCTTCGCTAATGCTTCCACGATGAAAGATTCTAATTTACCAATATTTTCTGCAACTGTTTTACGGTCTTCGTGTAATTCGCTAATTTCTTGTTTCAAGTTATTAAAAACAAATGATTCCATTGCTGTTGCATCTGTTTTCATTTTCTTAATATACGAAGCACGAGCTTCAATCAATTTGGATTTATCTTCAGCTAACTCACCAAGCTCTGATTGTAAACGATCAGTAACCATTGTGTTAATAGCTTCTACCATTGATTTTTTATCGTGCTCATACTTTGTTGCGAATTCTTCACGAAGTTCCGCAGAAAGGTGGTCTCGGTTTTCTTGAACTTTACCTTGCCAGGCAGTTTCAATCTCCGATTGCATCTCCTCGGAAATCACATTGTTTTCGAATAATTGTTTTACAATGTCTAGCATGTGATTCTCCTTGTATTATTTGAGACTTGAGATAATATTTCTCAAACTCTCCGCTATGTATTGCTGTGCCTTTTCGTTGCCTTTAACTTCCTTAGCCAGGTTGTAAGCCGATAGTCCACCTTTATTATTCATTAAGTGTTCATAAACTGGTGTAGGATAAGCTCCCGGAGCAGACGGTTGAGCAACGATATCAACTGTTATGATTTCAAAATCTTGAACATAACCACTATCATCAACTTCACCGGATCCTCTAGAGCTAACACCTAACTTTACACCTGATTCTAACATTGTCTGTATAACCTGCCCCATTGGAGTAGGTATTATTTTCATCTTTCCATAGCCGTTTGGGCCATCCATCCACATTTCTGTGATCATATGGCTTACACGATCCAAGTTAATCTTTAAGTCTTCTGGATGATCAACTTCGCCTAAAACAGAATAGCCACCTGTAATTTGTTCATTTAAGGTTTTAACTGCTTTGCCAATTTCTTGTGCTGAATAAATTCGCTGATTAGCATTGCGGATATCACCTTGAATACAAATACCGTTTAAATGTAACGACTTTTGACCGTTACTATCTTCGGCTCGTTCTAAAACGATGTTAGCTTGATCAAAACTTAAATGTTCTGAAAGATTCGTTTTCATAATTATTAACGCTTACCGCGGAATAAACTCTGCTTGTTTTCGCCATTGTCGCCAGTAGCTTTTTTCTCAGCGCCATGTCCGGATTCTTTTTTCTTAAATGCAGACTTTCCGGCTTTACCACCAGGAACGTTAATGTTTCCGCCATTTTGATCTTTAGTAGTAACGTCAGCTAAACCACCTTTAGTGCCTTCGCCTTTGGACTCGCCACCGTTAAGAATGTTTGCAGCAGAACCACCCATATCATTCTTACCAGCAACAACTGATTTAGTATCAGCACCATTGTCGCCCATTTTAGGTGCGCCAATTTTTTCAACGTACTCACGTACTGTTGCTAATTCTTGATCAAATCCATCTTCAATTTCTTCTTCGCCACCGAATGCGTCAGCTGGCATTTCTTCTTCGCCACCAAACTCGTCTTCGCCACCACCAGTAATAACGTCAAATTTCGCTTGTAGCTCATCAACGATAGTTTCTAGGTCTTGAAATAATTCAACTGGCTCTTTTTCAGCAAATTCGCTACCTTCTTCATCGCCAAATTCACCTTCTGGTGCGGCATCAAGTTCGCCTGCTAAATCATCTGTTGGATCTCCACCAAATGCTGGCTCTTCTTCTGCTTCACTTCCAAAACCTTCTTCGACTTTATCTTCTTCTTTTTCTTTGTCGTCGTCGGAATCTTCGTCTACTTTTTCTTCATCTTTTTCTTCGTCGGTAGACTCATCTACTTCTTCGTCTTCTTCATCTTTTACTTCAGATTCAATTAAACTCTCGTAAATGTCACGAGATCGATTAACTACATAATCATGAAATAATTCTTCGGCTTTAGCTTGGTCATCGTTTAAGAGACTCTCAAGCATCTGCTCTAAAGTTGTATTAGTCATCAGTCATTCTCCTTGTATAAGTTGACTCGGCTGTCAGTGTATTTACTGGACCTATAGAAATACACTACTAAAACACCTAATTTTTAAGTCGTTTTAGTAATTTGTGGATATTTATGCATAAGTTCATTATAATTAATGTGCCTAAGGTTTGATATTTTTTCTAGCCTAGGTGGTATAAAATCGCCTTCGTTTATTACTCTATGATATTGTATATGTTTAAATTCGCTAATAACTTTTATAGTTTGGTTAAGCCAGTTACCATAATATGTTGCTTTGTCTGAACTGGTTTTATAATTAGCAGTGTCTGCATATACGTTATTTAATTTTCCGTCTAATCCTTTATAATCAAATCCTAAAATATATATTTTAGAATAATTATGTGTTGATGCTAACCATAATGCAGTCGGGCCTGAACTCCATCCTTTATGTGGATTAAAAATATTAATGTCTTTCTTTATTTTTATTCCTCTATTTGGATTTGTCCAAACACTATGTTCTGTATTATATCCGGAATTAACAATCTCATTTACCATTTTAGCATCAACTGCTATTAAATAGTGAGGCGCAAATTCTCGATACTGTGCATTACAGCCATAAACTTTTCCGGCATTTAATACAGAAACGGGATTAATAGTTTTCCTACTAGTCCCGTTTCCTAATATAAATGCAGAGTTATTATAACTCTTCAGACTCTGGTGGGTTTCCATACATTTGCCTTATAAACCCTAGCTCTGATTGTTTCTCTGCGTCATGTGCTTCTGATTGTAATCTTAATCGATTGAGTTGGCGCAAGGTTAATCTAATCTTGCGAGTGTCTTTACGCTTTATGACAGACTTATCACGGCCTGGCTCGTATCGACGATCATTCTTAAAATCATTATCGTCCGCATCAAATTTAAAAAATTCTGTTAATAGCATAACGTATTTATACCGATTCAGTATCTTCTGGTGCTTCTGTGTCAACATCAGCTTCTGCTGCCATTTCTGGGTCAGCTTCTTCTTCTTGTCCTGACATATCATCTGAAATACTGCCTGGAGTTATGCCTGCACCACGCAATTCATTTGCATCATTGCCTACATTTGTTGGATCTTCATTATTTTCTTCACGCCACATTGTTTCATTTTCGGTAATTTCTTCTTGCGTCATACCTAGATAACGTTTTAGGGCAAAACGTTTACTTAAATATGGAATTTCTTGAAGTGATGCAAATGTACTAACACGTGATGTGTCTAATTCTGATTGACGATATGCTGCAAAGTTTTGTGGATTGTTAAAACGTAATTCATATAAACTACTGTCAACATTAACACCCTGATCATGCAGCCATAATTTGAATTCGGTGTCAAATGTTTCAATCATGATGTTTTGTAGCCGCTTACAATATTCATTAAATCGCAATTCTTGAATATATGCTGTTCCTACCTTGCCATCTGATACTGTATTTGCTGGTTCATCAATGGTTGTTGGTAAGTAAGCAGCAGGAATACGTAACGCTCTAAACAATTTATTTGTAAAGTAACGTAAGTCTGTAATTTCGCCCAGGTTTGTACCGCCTGGCAATGTTTCAACTTTTGACCCGCGACCTTCACTTGTTTGTGGGAAAAAATAATCTTCATTTACTGATAATGGATTGTAACTGGAATCTACTACATTTGATCCGCCACCTGTTGCACTCGGAATTCTACGCTGTTGGATTTCATTTTTAACACGTTCAACAAATCCCATAGCCATGTGCGCTGGCATGTTTCCTACGTCTATATAAAAAATTCTACGTTCTGGCGCTCGTTGAATACGATAAATTATAATCGCATCTTCTAATAATTCTTTTTGCTTGTATACTTTAAACACACTTTCTAATAAACTACGTCCAAATGGGTAAGTATCATCTAATCCTTCGCTCATTGATATATGAATAACATCCTTGGCATCAACAGTAATTTCAGATGGTTGAGTTTGAAATCTACTACCGGGTGTTTGCGCTTCGGACCCGGTCATTCCTCTTGCTAACCCACCACCCGACGAATATGTACCAGTGCCACCTGGAGCAGTGTTTGAAGTAGTGTGAGGAGTAGTTGCAATCATGTTAACAAAATTGAAATTAATATCTTTAAGCACATATTGTTCAGGGATTTTCCCTTCACTTTCGTTTACAATGATTCTAGTAATTTTAGCAGGATCAACATATAACCATTTTAAAGTTTGCGGATCTCTAACAAAAACACAATCGCCATATTTGAAAGTATTACGAACAATACGGAAAATCCTAGTACCAAACTTTTGTTGCTTGGTCCATTTTTGTAAACTATTTTGAATAATTTTAACTTCGGATGATGTAGGCTGTCCTTTGAAGTCAATACTAAACGGTGTTAGATTTTCTTTATCTTTCTGTGTACAAAATTCAGTAAGAATATCTAATGCTGCGTTAACTTCTGGATCCATATCCATTGTATCATATTGAATATAACGGTCAACACGGTTCGGAGCACCTGCATATACATCTGGCAGATATGAACTATAGTTTGATTTTGCTGGTCCAGCTTGTCCACCATTACTACCCATCGGACTAAATGTTCCGGCTTGGTTAGTTTGTGTAGGTACTGGGGTGAAATATTTTCTCCATGACATGTTTAATAATTTCCTTTAACTAAATGCATCACTTGATAATCCTTTTTGTACTGATAGTTGACGACGGCTAATTTCAGTAAGTCCGGCTACTTGACCAATTAATGCATCAAGTCTAGTATTTAAGCCTGATATATCATTTTTAGTTGTGTCTTGAATTGTATTAGCTCTAGCCAGCCCATCTTCAGTTACGCTAGGTAACATTTGTTGTTTTTGTTGTGTTTGTTTTGATTTAATTTCTGCTTCTTTATTGTTAACTGTTAATAATTGTTTTGTTGCTGCAAGAGCATTGTCTGAAATTGATGTTTGTTTTAATTCTGCAGTATTCATAATAGATACTAAATCTGATTTATTAAACACGTCGGAATATCCTGCAATCCTGCAATTGCAGCAACTGATTTACTATCTTTTTCTAATCCTGATAAAATCATTTTAAATAATGAATCATTTGGATTATTTACGTTATCGGTTGCTGCTACTAATGCATCTTTCATATCAGTAGTAAATTCTTGTGAAGTTTTTGCATTTGTAACAACAGGTATACTATCTAGCGCATTACTAATACTAGTTTTTAATGCAGTTAATGATTCGCCAATTAATGACATAATTGTTGATAATTTAGTAGCTAATAATTT